TAGTATGGACCGGAGTTCGATTCTCCGCGCCTCCACCAAAAGAGAATTGGTCGAACTATGCCCTTCGGGGCATGGTTCGGCCTTTTTCTGTTTCGGCCTGAAATCATCGCCGTAGTGGTCAAAGGCAAAGTAGACGTTAAGCGTCTTCCCGTCGATTTCAGCGAATCGAACGAAGGTGCCTAAGATCACTTCTGGCGTTAGGTTTTCCGCCGCATCATCGAGCCACAGCATGAGTTCGTCAACGCCGATATTGAACGCTTCTTCTCTCTCGGCAATGCGCAGCTCTGCTTCAAGCTCGCTCTTGCGCTGCTTCAGCTCTTCGGTGCGCTCTCTACCACCGGGCGGCGCGATGCCGTCTTCTATCGCTTGCCAGATGCGTTCAAAGGTGCGGTCAATCCGCTTCAGTTCCTTCTTTATCGCGTAGCTTCTCGATTGCTCTTTCGGTTGCTCGGCTTGAAACGCCACCATGCCGCTTGCTATGCGCTGCCTAACGTCTTCGCGCGCCACGGCTTGCAGCGTCATATCGCAAACAACGTCTTCCACGAGATCGCGCCGCACGGTTCGTCGGCACTTCCGGCACTTGTAGTAGTGATACGTCGCGCCAGTGCATGACGTGCCGCTTGTGCCCGCCATTGGCGCACCGCACTTTGCGCAGTAGAGCTTGCCTGACAACGGGAACTCTAGCGTTGAGTTGATCTTGCGGCGCGGCTTGTGACGGTCGCCAAGGATGTTGTCTATCATGTCTTGTTCGACCTGCGACCAGATGGCGGGCATCCCGTCCGGCACCTCATGACCGGCGTACTTGTATACACCCGCGTTCTGGACGCGCTTTAGAAGCTTCGTGACGGTATCCTGATTGAACTTGGCACCGCGCTTGCTTCGCTCGGCGCTCACGGCGCGCACGATATCGGCGACAGAGCTACCGGCAAACAACATGTTCTTCATCCTGCGAAGCACGGACGCTTCGCGCTCGTTGATGACGTAGCGTCCTTCTACGATATCCCATCCGTACAGAGTGCGCCCGTTCGCCATGCAGCGTTCGGCATTCTTCTGGATACCGTCTCTTATTCGCTCGCTATCAAGCGTGCTCTCATACTCGGCGAGAACTTCGAGCATGCCGAGCTGCAACACGCCGCTTGAACCGCTGGAAATGTCTTCGCCAGCGTATAGGATTTCTACGCCAGCCTTGCGAAGCATGATGCAGGCAAGCGACATTTCGTCTCGGTTGCGCATGATGCGCGTAACCTTGTAGATCACAACGTAGTCAAACAGGCCGTGTCGCGCATCGCTCATCATTCGCTGGAACTCGGCACGGTCGATGTTGCGCCCCGTCTGCGCATAGTCGCAGTATTCGCGCACGACCTGCAAGCCCTCGCGCTCGCAGTATGCGCGCGAGTTCTCAACTTGTATCTCTATGCTCTCTGAGCGCTGATTGTGCGAGCTGAAGCGCGCATATATGGCGGCGCGGTTCTTTACCATGCTAAAATCACCCCTTAGAGCGAGCGCCGTAAAGCGCTCTGCTTCTTGACCAACCCCGCGCGCGTTCCGCCAAGTTCCCGCGCGGGGTTTCTCTCTGAAAACAGCACTTTATGTTGCCGTTTTTCACCACTCCCCAACACAACCAAAACCGAATAACACCAGTTCACGGCTTTGAAGCTAAACGATAAACCGCCTATTTTCGCCCTGGCGATGCCAGGATTCATTGAAGGTACTTTCGATGCTTGCTTAGGTATGCTCTCCATTCGTCCGTAAGCTGGTATTTGTCAGCGTCTCCTACCTCATCAATCGGGTATGCGAACGAGAACACGCCGCTGCGCGATCTTGCGAACGACACTAGCGCTTCGAACTTATCGCCGATGACAACCGACCCCGGCGAATCGAGCGATTCCAAGGCGGCTTGCTTTATCTCGGGCGAAAAGCCCTTTGCTATGGTGCTTTTAGGAACCCAACCAGCAAGCTTCTTATTGACGAAGAAACCCAATGCAAAACCAGCGGTTGCGGCAATCGCCGTCCACAACATGAAGGGCAATCCGTCACCGTCTCTGAACTGTTCCACTACCCACATGGGGTTTAGCCATTGCAGAAGGGCGTTCAGTAGGTCAATCATGCCTACATCGCCGCCCGCTCTTCGGTGGCAGATACACCACGTTTGGCAGTCTCTTAGATTCACCCGCAGCAGCGCGGGCAGTCATGGCTATGTTCTGTCTCCATTGCGGCGTGCTCTCGCGATAGCACCCTACGATCTCGCGCTCTTCAGAAGTCAAACGCTCTCCGCCGTCTTCGCGCGGGTGGTCTTCGTACCATCCGCATAGATCGTTCGGTGTGCATCCAAGAACAATTGCAAGGTTGTATGCGTCTTCTAGGGTAAGCGCTACTTCTTCGCGCTCCCATGTTGCATACCGACGTTCTTTGATTCCTAACCTGTCTGCGATCTCCTTTTGCGTCTTAAAACCGGCGCGCCGTCGCAGCTCTTTGAGTTGAAGCTTATACATGCTTCCCCTCCTTTCGATGTGGACAATTCTACGTGATTCACGTAGTTCAATCAACAAAAAACGGAAAAGACGCTTGCACAGAACGGGAATCACGTTTATAGTCTTGCGTTGTCAACGTGATTCACGTTCATAGAAAGGAGGTTCACAGATGCCTGAGTTCAAGGAAGTAGTCAGAAAGCGTCTTCGCGTTCTTATGGCAGAAGCCGACATGACGGCAGAGCAGCTTTCTGACAAATCGGGGGTTTCGGTTGATTCGGTGCGCCAATACCTGCGCGGTGAAACCGTTCCGCTTCTCGAAACCGCTTGCAAGCTCGCAGAGGCTTTGGGCTGCACACCCAACGATCTTTGCGCGTTCCCAAAGGGGGTCTAGTAATGCTCGCTCTAGGCATCGCCCTTGTCGTTATCGCCCTGATAAGCCCGTTGACCGTTACGACGCTTGTTGTGTGGCTCTTCGGTATCGGTGTTTTGGGCTACTGCGCTGGCAGGGGAATTGCGGCACCAGTCAAGAAAACGGAGGTTTCGAAAGATGAAAACCGACATTAAAACCGGTGGTTTTGGAGGTGGTTTTACGGATGCACGAACCGTGCGGCCTAGATGCCGCGCAACGGCAGTTCTACCGGGCGATTGCGGTTCTCGTTATCGCGTGGTGGCAGCGAAGAAAGATGCCCGCCCGAAGCGGCAACTTCGAACGGGCGCGTCAAATGGGGCTTACCAATTGACAGAAGACAGTATAGCGCGCATGCCGCGCTACCAGCGCTGGGGATTGTATGCAATCGCCGCACTTACGCTAACCGGCATCCTTCCTATGACCGCTGCCGCCCTTCTGGGTTGGTTGTGCGATCTCGTTGGCTGGTGGCTTCTCATCCCGCTTTACGTCGTGGTTGGTCGCGTCTTGTGGCGCGTGATTTGGTCATGAAGGCCGAAGTCTACCGCGACAACGCGGGCTTCTGGATGGCGCGCATAGAGGAAGACGCGAGCACGCCGGAAAACCGGGGCATCGGCAGGGTCTACCGCCGCCAGATGCTACCCGTAGCACCATCGGCGAGCAAGGCAGAAGCAGAAGCGGCCTTGCGGCGCGTCATGAGCCGTGAAGCGAGGTGCCCGCATGGACACCGATAACTACACGCAACCGCTCGAAGCCGTCATGCGTCAAGAGCGCCAGCGCGTCTACTCGATGCCGCTAAAGGTCGCGGACAGGCGTTATCTGTTCAAGGAGTGGTGCGAGAAGAACCCAAAGGCGCTGCGCGAGATCGAGCTTACGGCGCTCGCAATCGACGCGCGCGGGCTTCGTGTCTCCACTAAGTACCTCATCGAGAAGCAGCGCTACGAGGGCACAACGAAGCTCGTTGGCGTTCCCTTCGTTGACGATCAGGGCAACGAACACACCTACGGAATCAATAACAGCGATAGCTCTTTGCTCGCTCGTTGGCTGCTCGAACGCAACCCGAAGCTTCGCATCGAGCTTAGAACATCCATGTTTGACAAGGAGAAGAAAGATGAAGCGTAAAGACGCACAGGCGGTCATTAACAAGGTCGGCGCTATGACCTGTCGCATTGAGGGAACCATGCACCTTCTTAACAAGGAAGACGGCACGGGTATTGAGGTTGATATGCCCTCGCTGCTGTCAATCATTCGCGGCGTTCTCGCATGGTGCGATGACCTTCTGGACGATGACACCAAGAACGACCTTGCGCCCTCGGAACAGCTCGGAAAGCTTCTGATCGTCGTTGGCAAGTCTATTGCCCTCGATATCGCAGCAGATGAAGAGGAATAGCGCGCAGGAAACCTTGCCGCTCGATTTCGCCGAACAGCCCATGCCAGACCCCGAAGCATGCGAGTTTGAGCGCACGCGTTGGAAGGGCAAGACGTGCTGCATGTTCAGAGGTCATGAGATTTGGACGAACTGCCGCGAAGTTGGGCACTGCGTATGGGACGGATGGCACCAGCAGGGCGCGCCAGACGTGATCTGCGACGAGGAAGACGGTTAGGAGGTGACTACATGCCTACACGGGAGGAAACGACCGCTGCGCAAGAGCCTATGGCCTTCTTCTCGCACGATTCCAACGCGTCGCAAGACGTGAAGTGCCAACGGCTCATTCATCGACGGGGCTATGACGGCTACGGGCGCTGGTGGCGGCTCTGCGAATATCTGGCGGCTACCAAGGGGCACCGCATCGCGTTCGAGACGGAGGAAGACGCGCTTATTCTCGCGGGCGTTATGGGCTTCGGACAGTCTGGCGCGTTCGATGAGTACATGGCGATTGAAGACTGCAAGGACTTTGTCTCAGAGCTGTTGGATATAGGGCTTCTCGAACGCGACGAAGACGGCTTCTTGACGAACGCTCGAATGCTCAAAAACGCGCTTTATTTCGGTCGCCAACGCGCCAACGGGCGCAAGGGCGGAAGACCGCGCAAGAACTCACAGAACAACAATTCAGCAGGTCAGGAGGTGTAAAAACATGTTTGCCAAACCCAAGGCAAAACCAGTGGTTTTAGATGTGCTAAACCCACTCGCAAATGGTCGCCTAACCATAAAACAAAACAAAACAAAACAAGATGAGGTGGGTTTTGGTTCCTCGAACCAAAACCAAAACCCACCGTACTTGCTTGTTAGTCAACCTTACAAGCAAGGTTCTTTCTCTTGCTTCTTCTCTTTGCGGTCTTGTTTTGTGCGACTGATTCGAGCGCCAGCAAAACGGCTTTCCACAGGTTTTCAACAGAGTTTTCAACAACGGCATGAAATGGGGGTGATGGCATGATTGCGCCAACGACACGCGACGGCGCGCGCGAGCTGTTCGCAAGCAAGCTTTCCTATGAGCAGATCACGCTCAACGACATTCGAGCGCTCGAAGGATTCCTTGCGATTGAGTATGCGCAGCATGAGCGCAACGGCGAGCATATGGAAATGCACCCGTGCTACCGCAAGAAGTACCAGCCGCAAATCAACCTTGCAGATGGCGGTAAAGGCATCAAAAGCGCGTTTCTGCGCGTTAGCAGCTTCTACTTCTCAGGCCGTGAAGCTATCTCGTTCAACGAAGACGGATTCATAGGCATTGCGGGCTGGGCTGATGACACGAACGTTCAGCCATTTCTCAGAGCGTTTCACAAGTGGGTTTGCGAGTGGATGATTGGAGTTACCTACCGATGATTGAGACGAAGCACGCGAAGAGCCTTGGCGAGCTTTCGCGCGGTGATGCCGTGGAGCATCCAGACCACTACGCGGGCGACGGCCAGATTGAGTGCATGGACGCTATGCGCTCGATGATGAGCGGCGACCAGTACGCCTTGCCCGCCCAATCGGCCTACTGGTGGGGCTGCGCCTTCAAATACCTTTGGCGCTGGCGGCGCAAGAACGGCGTTCAGGACTTGCAGAAGTGCAAGCAGTGTATCGACTACCTGATTGCCGAGACGGAAGGCAAGAAGTGAAGCGCTACCAGATCGTACTTTGCGCAATTGCCACCGCAGCGACCGTAGCCGCGTTCTGGTGCGTCTGCTACTGGGCTTATCAAGCGCTTCTGGCAATCGCGCTGTTTCTAGTGTTTCTCGCGCTTATAGCGTTCACGTTTTAGGAGGTTTCACATGGATACGAAAACCATTGATCGCAATTTCACCTATCACGCGCCGCACGGCGACCAGCCCGCACGTTTCGAGCTTCTGCGCAGTACCGCGCGAGGGCTTGCCGCAACCATTCAGGGCGAGTGCCCGGAAAGCCGCGAAAAGTCACTTGCTTTTACGAAACTCGAAGAGTGCGTTATGTGGGCTAACGCCGCGATTGCTCGCAACGAAACTGAGGGCGGCGATCAGTAATGGATGAGAACAAGATTACCGAGCGCGGCGCTATCGGCTGCTTTGCAATATGCCTGTTTTGCGTCTTGTCTCTCGTGTTAAGTGCGGCTGTTGGCGTGTTTTTCGGCGTTGGCTTCGGTCTGCTTGCTTATGCGCTGTTCATCGTGTTTGCGATTGTCTGCGTGCTCAGAGCCTTCAAGAAGGCCGGTGACTAACGATGCGACCGAAGGTCAAGCGCGGCGCAGATGGCATCTGGTATACCCGCCCGTATCTCGGTCTTGACGAGCACGGGAAGCCCATAAAGCCGTACAAGAGGTTTTCAAAAGCGAAGACCGAAGAGGAAGCACAGGCTATGGCTGACGCATGGGCTGCGAGACTATCGCCTGACGGCGAGGTTCGAAGCACGCGCATTCCCGACATGCTGGCCGAGTACGTAGCTACGCGAGAGTTGGGCGGCATATCGCCCCACACGGCCAAATCTTGGCGGCAGTTCACGCGTTATGCGGCTAAGTTCATGGGCGGTTTGCTGGTGCCTGACGTTTCCGCCGCTGACCTTCGGCGCTTTCAGAACCGTTTGCTCATGTCGAAGGAGAACGGAGGGCAGGGGCTTTCGTGCAATAGCGTAGTTAACGTGCATAACTTTCTCAGGCTGGCATTCGCCTATTTCGCCGAGATCGGCGTTTGCGAGCGAAACGTAATGCTTGACGTTGGCAAGCCGGTAGCAAGGTACAAGGAAGCGTTCGCGCTTGACAGCTACGATTACCCGCCAACCGCCGCAGCCCTCGAAGGGATGTGGAGGGAAGACGAGAGCGCGACGGTGAAGATGCGGACATATGCCTTCGCCGCATGGCTCGATCTCAAATGCGGTGTTCGCGTTGGCGAAATGTGCGCGATTAAGCGCCGCGAAATCGTGCGTATTCCCCTTGGTGATGAGCACATACACGTGGCGGGTAATGTGGTGAAGCTTGCGGGCATAGAACCGTTTCGCCGCGAGTGGACGAAGGGGCGAAAGACGCGCTCAATCCCGCTGAGCGACGAGACGCTATCTGCCATTGATGACTTCACGAAGCTGCAAGCTTCGTGGGGCTTGGAGATATCGCCCGACACGCCGCTTATTACCGTTGACGGTTCTTGGCTCAGCCCAAATGCGGTATCTGACGGTCTAACACGCATCCGCGACCGCTGCGGGCTTCCGAAGGCGCTTACGTTCCATAAGCTACGGCACACCTTCGCAACGTGGGTTCTTGCCAACAAGATAGCCGATATCGTGACCCTTTCTAAGTGGCTGGGACACGTTGACGTAGCTACGACGCTGCGCAAGTACGGGCACGCCCTGCCTGAGCACGACAAGGCAGCAATCCAAGCCCTAGAAGGCGCTTATTCGTCGGCTAAAGGAGTGTGACAAACGAGTGACAAACGGAGGTTTTGGGTGCGCATTGAAAGCGGAGCTTATCGGCAGGTAAACCACCGCTTTTCTACCTTCGGTGAGCACTCACCGGCAAATACAAACTAAGTATTCAGCGGACGTTACGAAAGGAGGTTGCCAGTGGAGCCGCAGACGTTCGAATTCAAGCCCGACACGCCGAAACTGAGCAAGGAAATGCAAGCGACGTTGGCGAAGACCGAAGCAGCCCTAAAGCAGATGTGGGAACGCGAGAAGCGGGAAGCTCAGACGGTCTACGAGATCACGATTCCGACGCAAACGCTAACCATCTTCGGCAAGGAGCACGCAGAGCACATCTTGCGGACGTTGAAGGGCTTGAAGCTCACTGGCACCTACCGAATCACGAAGAAATGAGGTGCGATGAAAACCATTGAGCTTAACGACGATGACTGGGCGCGGCTCAAACGCAAGCTGATGAACGGAAGCGTTGACGATGCCCTGAAGGACTACACGCCGCCCGTCAAGCTGACGCACGGCACCGAATACATCACTTACGAGAAGGAAGGCTACGAAGATGATTCCGAATCTGACAACTGAGCAGCGCCGCGAAAACCTCGAAAAGGCGAAGGCCGCACGCCAGCGCCGCGCCGCGATCTTGAAGGGCGTTGCCGATGGCTCTTACAGCGTGCCCGACGTGCTCAACATGGCTGGCACCGATGACACCGTGGCGCGAATGAAGGTCTTTACGCTCATCAAGGCGGCACCGGGCTACGGATTCGCCCGCACGCAGCAGACCATGCGAAAGCTGCATATTTCCGAATCGCGCCGCCTTCGCGGCCTTGGCGCGAACCAACGCGCGGCGCTTGTCGAACTGTTCGGCGGTGGTTCTCGATGATTCAGAAGTTTGTTGACGCGTGGATGAAGAACCGCGATCTCATCCAAAGCTGGCTTGAACCGATATGCCTTGATTGCGATTACTTGGCTATCGTCAAGGCGACCGTCAAGGCAATTGCGCTTGAAGCGACGGGCGACTATGGCGACCCTAAGCCGAACTTCGAGAACATCCATGAAATCGACGATGGAGACTATCAGGGGACGCTTGTTTACGTCATTCCCGAAGCTGATTATCAGCCTAGCGAATACTGGTACGTTCGCGTTTCGTATGGCTCGTGCTGCGGCTGCGACACTCTGCAAGGCGAGCAGATGGGAAGCAAAGAAGACTGCATCAAGGGCGTTATGACGCTCAGCCTTCATATCGTGCAGCAAATGCGCAAGATGGGCGGCGATGAGGTATGAGCCTAAACAAGATCACGCTTTCGGGCAATCTCGGTGCAGATGCCGAGCTGCGCTATACGAAGAGCGGAAACCCGGTCGTTTCGTTCTCGCTGGCGGTCAACGAGCGCACGCCGAACGGCGACGGAACATGGGGCGAATACACGAACTGGCCTGATTGCGTCATGTTCGGAAAGCGCGCCGAAGCCCTCGCCCCGTGGCTTCGCAAGGGCACCAAGATTTCGCTTATCGGGCGCATCCACACGCGCAGCTATCAGAAGGACGGCCAGAGCATCAAGCGCTGGGAAGTACGCGTTGATGACGTGGAGCTGATGCAATACAAGCGCGACGCGCAATCGCCAGCACCAGCGAATGCAGCCGCGCCCGGTCTTGCGATGGCTACCGGCGACCCGTCGCCCGTTGCGCCAGTTCAACCGGCAGCGCCCGACCTTTACGACGATGACATACCGTTTTAGGAGGTTTGCAAATGTTCGATTTCTTCAAGAGGAAGGCGAAACCGCGTGCGGTGGCTAACGATGAGAGCAAGCCGCTATGGGTTGAGCTGTTCGACACTCAACCCGTCGATTCCGAAGGCTCGCTTATCGCCCTCGATGACCTCGTTTCCTATCACGGCACGCTGCTTCAGGTTGTGGCGATGAGCCATAAGCAGAAAGTTGTGCTGCGCACGCCCGGAAAGAAAAAGGGCGGTTTCTGGGTTGCTTCCCATAACTGCACGCTCGTTAAGCGCCACGCGCGGAAGGAGAACTAACATGATCGGTCGCAAGATGCGCGCAAAGAAGGTCGCCGAGGGTATCGAAATGCCGACGTATGCACATGAGGGCGACGCGGGGCTTGACCTCCGAATCACCGAGACTGTCACGCTCGAACCGATGCAGAAGTGCGTTGTCGGCTGCGGGCTTGCCGTCGAGATTCCTAGCGGATGCGTGGGGCTGGTGTTCCCGCGAAGCGGCCTTGCCGCAAAGCAGGGCATCACGCTTTCGAACAGCGTTGGTGTTATCGACAGCGGCTATCGCGGCGAGGTCTGCGCGGCTCTCATCAATCAGAGCTACGAGACGGTTACGCTCGAAGCGGGAACGCGCGTCTGCCAACTGCTCGTGATGCCTTACGTGCCGTGCGAGCTTGTGCCGGTCGATGAGCTTAGCGACACCGAGCGCGGCGCGGGCGGCTTCGGCAGCACGGGCGTTGAGTAGGTGGTTGGAATGCTGGCAATCATCGGTGGAAGGCAGACGGGCAAGACTACGTGCCTTATCGCAATGTCGAACGAGACTGGCTATCCAATCCTGACAGCAACACGCGGAATGGCCGAGAACATCGAGCTTATGGCGCGTAGGATGAACGTTCAGATTCCGCCCGTCCTGTCGTTATCGGGCATGCCGCTAAAAGGCTCGCTCATACGTTGTGAACGCGTGCTTGTCGATGAGCTGGGGCTTGTGGTTGAGTACCTTATCGGCGCTGAGGTTGTGTCTGCTTCTATTGACGGTGTGGCGCTGGTAAAGGCTCAGCCGCCGAGCACAGACCTTGCGAAGCTCGGGCTATGGGAAGCCTTCAAGCTTTGGCGCGAAGAGCGCAAGCGTGCGCGATCTGGCGGTGACGGCATGTGAGGGCAAAAGAGTATTTCGAGGGCATCCGCGCCGAGGTGGTGAAGACCGACAAGGCGCGGGAAATGCTCGAACGCATGAAGGCGCGCGAGGGGGCGAAGGCTCAGAGCTACCAGACGGGCGGCGGTGGCGGAGACGTTACCGACCCGATGGAATCCGTATCTCAGCGCATCGACTTTGAGGGCAAGCTTAGGCAGCGCATCGCCGATGCTGAGGGCACGCTAGACGAAGCGTGCGAAGTGCTCTACGGCGCGGACGGGCGCGGCGGCTTGGCTAAGCTGAAGGGTACGCACTACGCCGACGCAATCTGCATGTACTACTGTCAGGCCGAGACATGGGGCGAGATTGCAGAGATCATGCAATGTTCGCAGAAGTGGTGCCGCAAGCTCTGCGAAGTAGGGTTTGAGTTCATCGACCGTGTAGGTTGGGCGCACATCAAGAACGCCTGAAAATTGGGTGTTCCCTTCAGTTCCCTACTTATGCTAAAGTTCGGTACGGTGGATTAGGTAGTAAGGCCACGGGCAATTGCGCTCGTGGCCTTTTTGTTTGGAGCGTTGGCAGAGTGGCTTATTGCGCACGGTTGCTAACCGTGTGGCGCGCTGTCGCCCGTAGGTTCGAATCCTACACGCTCCGCCATATCTCAGGGGGTGCGCATGGCTAAGGACTTCTCGCGCGCCTTCTACGCTTCTTCCGACTGGGAGCACGCCAGAGACGCGGCATTGACGCGTGACGCTCATCTATGCCAGCACTGCTTACAGCAAGGAGAGATCACGCCCGCAGTCATGGTGCATCACATCATTGAGCTTACGCCAGCGAACATCAGCGACCCAAGCATTGCGACCGACCCAAGCAACCTTGTTAGCCTATGCGACCGATGCCATAAGAAGGTGCATGGTTGGATAAGGCAGGGTTCGACTAGGCAAGGGCTGGCCTTCGACAGCGACGGCAATTTGATATCGCTTGGCGTTTGATTCAAAAACGCAACACAACACAGAGCGACCGCGAGAAAGCGGACGCAAAACCGCAGGTAAACCCGCGAGACAATCCCCCCGGTCTGCAAAACGCAGGTGGTGCCTAGGGCACCAACGCCGGGAGGTAATTTCTTGCGCGTGACGGATTTTCGAAAGGGGGTGGTCTTGCGATGACGGCAAAAGTAGGCAATACTTCGAAAGTTTCGCCCGCAGTCGCGGGGAATAGCCCGCCGAAGCGGAGAGTTGCCAAGGAGAAGCGCGTAGAGAGCGAGCTTCGAAAGCTGCGCGAGATCACCAAGGGCGCTATCCCCGACGAGAAGCGAAAAACCGTCATGCCGCTGCTTGCGAACCTCGCTTTTCTGAAAGTCAAGCTTGACGATGCCCGCGCCGATCTGCTCTACGAAGATATCTTCACCGAGTATGACAACGGCGGCGGGCAAACCGGGCTGCGCGAGCACCCCGGATTCAGCGCATACAACAAGCTGTTCACTACGTTTTCGCGCGGCGTGAAGCAGCTTACCGACATGATGCCGAACGGCACCGCCGCTGCCGACGCGCTCATTGACTTCATCAATGAAACGCGGTACGGCTAGGGCGAAGTCTAAGGGCGGCTCGTGCGAGCGCGCGATACGCGAATACTTCGGCGGCATACTGAGCGGCGAGATCATAGCGTGCGAGAAGATGAAGCAGGTTGCCGCTCATGTCCTGCGCGACATGGACAACACCGACCCGCTCTATCCGTACCACTACCGCGAAGAGTTCGCGCAGAAGCACGTTCGGTTCATCGAAAGCTTCTGCCGCCTACCGTCCGGGCGCTTAGGGCACGATTTCAAGCTAGAGCTTTTCCAACGCGCCATTCTGTCGGTTATCTTCGGCTTCGTTGACGCAGAAGGCGTGCGGCAGTACCGCGAAGTGCTCTGGATAATGGGGCGCAAGAACGGCAAGACGGCGCTTGCGTCTGCGATAGAACTTGACTTGCTCGTGAACGACGATGAGGGCGCGCCGGAGGTATACAACGTCGCCACCGCCCACGATCAGGCGGCAAAGGGATTCAACAACGCGTGGCGTATGGTGCTCACAAGCCCCGCGCTGGCGAAGCACATTAGAAAGCGCGTGTCAGACCTTTACTGCGATCTGAACATGGGCACCATCAAGGCGCTGAGCGCCAACACGAACCACCTAGACGGTCTGGACATTTCCGGCGCTATCGTTGACGAGCTGGCCGCGATGAAGAACCGCGACCTTTACGACCTGACGATGCAGGGAACATCTGCGCGCCGCCAACCGCTCGTGTTGGAGATCACGACTAACGGTTTCGTTCGAAACGGCATCTTCGATGCCCAATACGAGTACGCGACAAAATGGCTTGACGGTAAGGCGACAGGCGAGAAGGCAGAGCGCTTCATAGCGTTCATCTTCGAGCTTGACGAGCGCGAGGAATGGCAGGACGAATCGGCTTGGGTCAAGGCAAATCCCGGTCTTGGCACCATCAAATCGCTTTCGGCTCTTCGCCAGAACGTTTCGAAGGCCAAGGACGATGCGACCTATCTTCCTACCCTGCTCGTTAAGGACTTCAACCTGATTGAAAACCAGTCTCAGGCTTGGTTGACGTGGGCTGAGATTCACAACGAAGCGACATTCGACCCCGGCGACGGAACCTTTACGTATGCCGTTCTTGGCGTTGACGCGGCGGACACGACCGACCTTACCGCCGCGTGCCTGCTCATGCAGCGGCCTAACGATCCGAACTTCTACGCGCTGCACATGGCTTGGATTCCGCTTCGAGCGTTGGAGCAGGCGGAGAAGGAGGGGCGGCGCGGAGGGCGCGACGGCGTGCCCTACGACGCGTGGATTGCTCGCGGTCTTATGCGTACATGTGAAACGCCCATCATGGACAAGCGCGACGTTCTGGATTGGGTGGCTGAGGTTCAGGACAAGTACGGCATCTATGCCGTCTCTTGCGGCTACGACCCGTGGCACATGCGCGACGTGCCGACCGTGGAAGCATACGAAGACTATTTCGGCGCTGACAACCTGCAAAAGGTCATTCAGGGCGCGCAAACGCTGTCAATGCCGATGAAGGAGCTTCGAGCGCTCTACAAGGAAGGTCGCATCGTGGACAACGCCAACCCGATTGCCGAATGGTGCCGCTCGAACGTCGCCATTCGAACCGACGTGAACGGAAACATTCAGCCGGACAAGAAGAACCAAGACCCGCGCAACCGCATAGACGCGTGGGCGGCTGAGTGCGACGCGTTCATTGCGATGAAGAACATTGCGGACGATTACCGCGCGATGATAGGAGGTTAGAGTTGAGCAGATCACAACCGTTTCTGCGCTCGCTCTTCGATGCGGTGTTCCACCGTCCGCAGATGCAAGCGGTAGACGGCTATTTCTCCACGTTCACGGCCTATGCGCCGTCGTTCACGACGTGGCAGGGCGGACTTTATGAAGCAGAGCTTACGCGAAGCATCATCGAGAGCGGCGCAGACCACGCAAGCAAGCTGAAACCGGAGGTTTCCGGCTCTGCTCAGCCTGTCGCCGCGCGCGCTCTCAGGCAGCAGCCTAACCCGTGGATGACCACGCCGCAGTTCATCAAGCGCATTTGGACGATTCTTCAGGTCAACGACACGGCGCTTATCGTGCCTATCGACGCTGGCGACGGCATTACGATAACCGGGTACTATCCCGTGCTGCCGAGCCAGTGCGAAGCATACGACGTTGACGGCGAGCTTTGGCTAAAGCTCACGTTCCCGACAGGCGACAGCGTGCTTGTCGAGTGGTCGCGCGTTGGCGTGATGACGCGTCACCAGTACCAAAGCGATTTGTTCGGCGACGGCACGAACGTTCTTCAGCCGACGCTAGAGCTTATGCACGCTCAGAACGAAGCCGAGCAGTCGGCTATCAATCAGGGCGCGGCAATCCGCTTCATCGGCAAGTTGAGCCAGAACCGAAACGAAGGCGACCAAGAGCGGGCTCGAAAGGCGTTCAACGCTCAGCTTTCCGCCGACAACGCGGGCGGAATCGCGGTCTATGACAAGCTGTTTTCTGACGTTGAGCAGATCACGCCGACAAGCTACACGGTCGATGCGGCGCAGATGGAGCGAATTGAGAAGAGCGCTTACCGCTTCTTCGGCTCAAACGAGGATATCGTCACGAACTGCGCGGACGAAGACACCTTCAACAGCTACTACGAAGGACGCATCGAGCCGTTCGCTGTTCAGCTCGGCTTCGTTATCACGTCCATGACGTACACGGCAAACGAGATCGCACAAGGAAACTCAATCATGTTCAGCGCGAACCGCCTAGAGTTCGCCAGCAACACGACGAAGCTTAACGTTTCCGTCGCGCTTTTCGACCGTGGTATCTGGAACGGCAATCAGGTAGCCGATGTTTTCCAATCCCCACACTACGAGGGCGGAGAGCGCCACGTGATACGCGGCGAGTACATCGACCTAGAACTTATCAGCGAGCATACGGCGGAACAGGCGGCGCAAGCCGCAGAGACGAACGCGAACATAGCCGCAATCGACGCGAGCAGCGGCTACGGCGACAAGAAGGAGGTAGACGATGCCAGCGAAACCGAGTGAGCGGCAATACCGTTCCCTTGCCGTGCCGCTCAACGTGCGGGCGGCTGACGGCGCAACCAAGAAGCGTTTCGACACGGAATACTACGTTGAGGGCTACGCTTCTACTTTCAACGACCCATACGTTCTGTTCGAGGATTTCGACGGCACAAAATACATCGAGGTTATCAGCCCCGATGCCTTCCGCGAAGCGGACATGAGCGACGTTATCCTTCAGTTCGACCATGCGGGCAGAGTGTACGCCCGCATGAGCAACGGGACGCTCATTGTGGAGCCGGACGAGCACGGGCTTTTCATCGCCGCCGACCTGTCGCGCTCTCAGGGCGCGCGCGATCTCTTCGAAGAGATAAAGGCCGGTCTTATCACGCGCATGTCATGGGCTTTCACGGTAGCGGCAGACGAATACGACCGCGAGACGCATACCACGACCATTACGCGCGTCAAAAAGGTTTTCGACGTGTCCGCCGTCAGCCTTCCGGCTGACCCGAACACCGAGATATCAGCAAGAAACCTGCTCAACGGAGCGATTGAGCAGTCGCGCAAGGAGCTTGCGCGCCGTAAGAGTGCCCTTGCCGTTGCGAGGGCGACACTGGCAATCGCCAAGAGCAGAAAGGTTTAGAACAATGGACGAAATGACTATGGATGACCTGCTTAACGAGCTTCAGGGTCTTGTCGATAAGTACAGGGCCGATGACGGAACCGACACCGAGCCGACCGAGCAGGACGCAGAGCGCATGAGCGCGCTTACCGCCGAGATCGAGAAGCGCAACGCCGCCGCCGCTCAGCGCCGTGACAGCCACACCGCGACCGTTGCAGCCGCGCGCGCCGCTATCGAGAACGGCACCGCCCGCCGTGTCGATTCCGTACCGCTGGGGACTTCCGCGAGCGCTCGCGGTGCGCTTCCGCAGGTGCGCGACACCACCGACTACAACGCCGCCGCCCGCCGCGCTTGGGTGAAGGACATTGCCCGCCGGAGCGGCGTGCAGCTCATCGAGGGTACCGATTTCACGCAGGTTGAGCGCGACGCTTACAACGCGCTTGTCGAGCGCCGCACCGCGTTCACGCATCTGACCAGCAACACCGACGCGGTTATCCCCGTCGAGCTTCAGACGCAGATTTTCACGCTGATTGACAACACGGCTGTTCTCTACGGCGACATCCATAAGGACAACTTCCCGCATCAGTTTGAGCTTATCCGCCATAAGGGCATCACGGCTGGCGACGCGGCGAAGACCGAAGAGGGCGCAGCGCCCACCGATGAGGAGCAGAACGAGTTCGACACCATCACCCTTACGGGTGAGGAGATCAAGAAGACCGTCAAGATGAGCCGCAAGATGGCGGTTCAGTCTATCAACGGCTTTGAGCAGTACATCGTCAACGAGACTGGCGCGCGCCTTGCCGTCGCCGCCAACGCGCGTGTCCACGTCAAGACTGTTGACAGCACGCTCGGCATGTATTCCGGCAACAAGATTAACTGCGCCACCGCTGGCACGCTTGCCAAGGCGGATATCACCAAGCTTCTCGGCCTGCTCTACACCTACGGCAACCCTGCGCCGAAGGGCTGCATTATCTACGCCAACGGCAACACTATTTGGAACCACATTGCTATGGTCGAGGATGCCAACGGACGCTCTTACTTCGTGGACGAGAAGACCGAAGACCCCGCCGTTGAGGGTCATATCTTCGGCAAGCTCGTTAAGCGCGACGATTCTATGGCAGATGGCATCATCAAGGCTGGTTATCCCGACCTGTTCCGTGGAAACATCTTCGACGGCGTGGACGTTACGCCCTATGTCGAGCCTGGTACGCAGAAGCGCTGCTTTGACGGCTACCTGCTCTTTGACGGCGGCCTTGCCGTGCCTAAGGCTTTCGGACAGCTCACCATCGGCACCGCCGCAAAGTAACGAGGTGGTGACAGATGGCAGAGAAGCCGAAGCTGCTTGACGCGTGCCGCGAAGCGCTGAGGATTCCCGCCGACTGCACCGACTTTGACGCTGAGATCGAAGACCTCATCGAAGCCGCCCGCGCCGCGATGCGCGCGGGCGGCGTTGCCGATACCGTAGCCGCCGACGATTCGAACAGCACGGTTCGGCTCGCGGTGAAGGTCTACTGCAAGGCGAACTTCGGCATGGACAACCCCGATGCCGACCGCCTTACTCAGAGCTTCGACGATCTGCTAACCATGATGCGCGGCAGCTCGGAGTTCGGGGGCGTGAAATGAGCATGTGGGCTGGCACGTGCCAGCTCATCGCTAAGACCGTCAAGAAGGACGAATACGGCGTGCAGCAGACGGAGGAAACAAAGCGCAAGGTGTTCTGCAACGTCTTCTCTATGGGCGACGCGGCCTATTACGCCGCCGCTGCCGCTGGCGTACACCCCGAAGCCGTATTGCAGATTCGCAAGAGCGCATACGAAGATGAGCGGCTAGTCGAGTTCGACGGAGCGCGGCTCACGGTCGCGCGCGTGGACAGGTCAAGCCCCGACTTCGTGCGCCTGACGCTCGCGGAGGTGGTGGGTGACCGTGGCTGAGCAGAGCATCGAGCGGTTCATAAGCAGCTGCATGAAAGAGTGCGTGGAAGACAACGTTTCCGCGCTCGCTGAGAACGCGGGCGAAGCCGGAAGGCGCGCCGTAAAGCTGTTGAGGCAAGAAAGCAAAGTGCGTACCGGTGCTTACAAGAAGGGCTGGAAGGCCGACGTTAAGACCGATGAGACGGGCACCGAATGCACCGTGCACAACCGGCGATACCAGCTAACGCACCTGTTGGAGAACGGCCACCAGATCACGAACCAGACTGGCGAGGATTACGGCACCGTTCCCGGAGACGGCGTTATCAGGAAGGTTGCAGACCAAGTGGCGCGAGAGTTCGCGGAGATGGGGGGCGACGGACGATGATTGAGCTAAAGGCGCTCTGCGGCGTTCTCGATTCGCTCGGCATCCCGTGGGCTAACCAGCGCTTCGCTGACGGTGAGGAACCGGCACCGCCCTTCATCTGCCTTGTCGCGGGCTACAACGAAGCGGCCTACGCGGACAACGGCACCTACCTTTCGTGGATGCCCTACGATATCGCGCTCTACACGCGGCACCGCGACTACGCGACCGAGAAACGCATACGCGATGCGCTCGAAGCCGCAGAGTGCCCGTTCACGTTGAGCATCACGAACATTGATTCAGAAGAGCTTACCGAAGCGGCGTTCACCGTGAACGTCGCCGAGAGTTAGGAGAAAACAAATGGCACGAAACGGATTCTTCGGCGTGAAGAACTCGCATTTCGCGATCTGCACCGACGAAGACGCGCTTACCTACGAAGACCCCGTGCACGTCGCGGGCACCGTCGCTATCAGCATGGAGCCGACCGTTGAGACGGCTTCTAGCTACGCCGACAACGAGGTTTGGCTTGACAAGCAGCAGGACAACGGCGGAAGCGGCACCATGAGCTTCTACGACACCGAGGGGACGGCCGAGCTTCGCCAGCTCATCGCAGACCTCGTGGGCTACGAGATCGCGCAGGACGGGCGAACCATCCTGAGCGCAGACCGAACGCCTAAAAAGTTCGCCTTCATGTGCGAGCAGCCGGGGCACGTGCTCGGTCGCCGCCGCTGCCTTCTCATGTGCCAGCTCTCGAAGCCGACGCAGGAGCTTAACACCATTCAGGATACGCCGGAGATTACGCAGCTCGATTACCCGTTCACGTGGCGACCCGTCACCATCCCGAGCACCGACATTCGCACGAGCGGCTATGACAGCTTCACCGGCCTTGCCGATTACGACACCTTCTTTGATGCGGTCGATATCGAGCTTGCGCACAAGACCCCGGCCGCGTAGGAGGTTGCGAATGCTTATCAAGGTTGGCGAAAAGGAGTTCGAAGCGACCTTCAACGCATTCACTCCGATTGCCTTTTCCCGCTGCTTCAATGTCGTGAAGCCCAACGGCACCATGCGACCGAAGGACATTAACGAGGATACCGGCGCGATCTTGGAGAACTTGGACAAGTTCGGATTCCCACCGCTCGTGCCGCTTCTCGAAATCTTCTACGCGTGCATCAAGACGGCAAACCCTCAGTTCGATGAGAAGTTCGATGAGTGGGTTTCGTCCTTCCCCGCCGATGGCTACGACTTGGAGCGCAAGGACGGTTGGGCTACCGACGTGATGCGTATTGTGATGGACAACTTTTTTCCAAGCGCCGCGCAAGATGCAGTGGAAGCCGAGGAAGCCGAAAAGGCCAGCGCCGCCGCTTCCAAGTAACCTGCAAGACGCGTGCGACGCGCGATACATCTACAACTGCCAGCAATGCGGCCTGACGCTTTCAGACCTTCAGATGATGAGCTACCGGCAGGTGCAAGACCTGTTGGAGATCAACGCGTTCTACGCCGACGCTGCGGCGCACTACGACGAAGACGAGAAGGCGCGCAAGGCCGAAGCCGCGTTCTGGTCATGACGTGACATGAAGTGAGTTCTTGACGGCAGCGCACCCGCGAGGGCGCGTTGCTTCAAGCACTCATGGGACTTTGACAACCGAAGAGGGGTGATTACGTGGCGGTCACTTACAAGGGGCTTGTTATCAAGTTCGGCGGCGACACGACCGAGCTTCAAAGCGCCCTGAAGAAGGTTCAGCAGGCATCGCGCGACACCCAAAGCGACTTGCGCGATATCAACAAAGCGCTGAAGTTCGACCCCGGAAACACCGAGCTGCTAGAGCAGAAGGTAAAGGCGCTCAACTCTGCCTACGGCGAGACGAAGCAGAAGCTTGACGCTTACAAGCAAGCGCTCGCGCAGCTGGAGAGCAAGAAGCAGAGCGGCGCGCAACTCACCGCTCAGGAAGAACGGCAGTACGACAGCCTGAAGCGCGCAATCATGCAGTGCGAGCGCCAGCTTGACAGCTACGGCAGCGAGCTTGCGGACACGGCGCGCGAAGCGGACGCATCGCGCACAGCGCTTTACAAGGTTGGTCAGACCATCGAGGACAACGCCGACAAGCTTTCAAACGCCGGGTCTAAGGTTTCGAGCGCGGGAACGGCATTGTCTGGCGGCATCATCGGCGCGGCTGGCGCGCTTACCGGCCTTGCATCGAGCCAAGAGGAAGCGATACAGCAGAGCGGACAGCTCGAAACGGCATGGGTGAGCGCTGGCGGAACCGCCGAGCAAGCATCTTCGACCTATGCGAGCTTCTACCGCATCCTTGGCGATTCTTCGTCTGCCACGGAAGCGAGCCAGAACCTAGCGCGCCTGACAACCAACGAGCAGGAATTGCAGCAGTGGACGAACATTGCCGCTGGAGCTTACGCGACGTTCGGCGACGCGCTGCCGCTTCAGAACTTGGCGGAAGCGGCGCAGGAGACGGCGCACACCGGAACCGTCACGGGCGGTCTTGCCGACGCTCTCAACTGGTCTACGGCATCAGCCGAGCAGTGGAGCGCCGCGCTGTCCGGCCACTCTTCGGCTCAGGCCGCTTTCAATCAGGCGGTCGCCGAGGGTCAGACAAAAGAAGACGCTTTTAACGCTGCTCTTGCCGCGTGCGGAAGCGAGCAGGAGCGGTCGCAGCTCATCACCGAGACGCTTACCGGGCTTTACGCGGATACGGGACGGCAGTACCAAGAGACGAACAAAGACCTTCTCGCTTCGCGCGACGCGCAGAACGAGATGAACCAGAGCATGCAGGAACTCGGCGAAGCGGCAATGCCAGTCAAGACCGCCGTAACCGAGATCGGGACGAGCCTTCTTAACACGCTCGCGCCCGCGCTCGAAGCCGTAACGGGCTGGTACAAGAGCCTAACGCCAGAGCAGCAGACGCTTGTTAACAACCTCGCGCTCGGCGCGGTCGCCTTCGGCGGCGTGACAACCGCCATTGGTAAGACGATGGAAGCCGCAGAGGGCGTGGGAAGCGCCTTCAAGACCGCTGGCGAGCTTTGGGGCGGCGCTAAGAAGCTCATGGGAGACACGGGCTTTCTAAGCAAGATCGGAACCGGCTTCTCAAACATCGTCACCAAGGCGGGCGGTCTGGGAAGCATGCTCACCGGCACGCTTTCTAGCGGTTGGACGGGCTTTACCGGTCTTATCGCCGCGCATCCTATCGGCCTTGGCGTTGCCGCCGTGTCAGCCGCCGTCGCTGGCCTTACGTGGTTCTTCACGCAGACCGAGACTGGCAAGCAGATGTGGTCTGACTTCACCGGCTGGATTTCGGAGAAGTGGCAAGCCGTGCAGGATTTCTTCGCTGGCGTGCCTGAGTTCTGGGGCGGAATCTGGGAGCAGGTCAGCACCGGCGTTTCGGACTTCTGCACCGGCGTTGGCGAGAAGTGGGAGCAGTTGAAGCAAGGAGCTTCCGACACTTGGGAGAACATTAAAACCGGCGCTTCGAACGCTTGGAACGATCTTAAAACCAACGTCGGAAACCTCGCACAGGGCGCGGTCGCTACCGTGTCTAACTGGTGGAACAGCCTAACCGGCAACACCGATTCGGCCTTCGGGCAAATCGCATCCACGGTTCAGAACGACATGAACACCGCGAAGACCGTTGGCAGCTCGGCGGCTGGCGCTCTGCAAGCCGCGATGAACGGCGATTGGGAGACGGCGAAGAGCCAAGCGGCAAACGCCTTCAACGCGATCAAAGACAACATCGGCTCGAAGCTTGACGCTGCCGAGAGCACGGCGGTTAGCATCGCCGACCGCATCGGCGACAAGCTGGGATTCCCCGGCCTTGGCGCTAAGGTGCAGGGCGTTTTCGACAGCATCAGGGGATTCATCGAGAACCCGATTGAAAGCGCGTGGAACGCGATTTCTAGCATTCCGCAGAAGATCATGAACGCCTTTGGCGGAATCAAGATCAGCATTCCGAAGCCGAAGCTTCCTCACTTCAACGTCAGTTGGAACGAGTTTGGCCCGATTTCGCTACCGAGCGTGAGCATCAGCTGGTACGCGCGCGGCGGCTACTTCGATGAGCCGTCAATCGTCGGCGTTGGCGAAGCTGGCGGCGAGTTCATCGCGCCTGAGAAGCAATTGCAAGGCTTCATCGAAACATCGGTAAACCGCGCCTTCTCGCGGTTCGCCGATGCGCCGAGCCAGCCCGTTAGCGTCGCCGTGACGGTTTACGCCACGGTCGCTGACGGCGTGGACGCATACGAGACAGGCCAGCAGATCGGCGCTGGCATCGCAAGCAAGCTGAAGCAAAGGGGGGTGCCAGTTGCAACTTAGACGGACTAGGAACCAGCACGACCGAATCATCTTCAACGGCACCGACCTATCGAAGCTGGTTTACTGCAAGGTGCGCCGCCCCATCATGGCGACCGTCAACGCGACGTTCGAGAGTGTGCCGGGGCGGCATGGCGAGGTTTTCAAGAGCGCCTACCGTGGCGGCTACGACCTTCCCGTTGAGATTTGGCTTAGGACTGAAGACCGCCGCGAGGTCGCGGAGATGCGGCACAAGCTCGCGGCGGCTCTTTGGACTGACGAACCCGCGCCGCTCTACCTTCCCGATGACCCGACGCGCTACCTGCTCGCAATCGTGAGCGGCAGCACCGACCTAGACGAGATCACGGACGATTGCCCGACAACCACCGTGACTTTCCACATCGGCGACCCCGACTATTACGGCCAGAAGCGCCGCATGGAGGTTTCGGCGGGCAACATCTACGTAAACGCTGGCGGCAACCGACCCGCATACCTGAAGGTCACGGCGAAGCCCGCCGCTGGCAGCACGTGGCGGATTACGAACGTCGATACCGGCGAGTTCGTGGCTATCAACACCGCGCTAACGTCTTCAAGCACCATACGGCTTGACATGGCGACCGAGCACGCGACGGTAAACAACCAGACCGCGCCGGTAACGATTGATTCGGATTACTTCGAGATCAACGGACGATGCCACCTGAACATCACCAACGGCACCGCGATTCTTGAGTGGGTGGAACGATGGCTTTAGTTAGACGTATCGGCTTCACCCGCTTCAACCGCTGGGGCGACAATCTGGGGCGGCTCACGGTGAGCGCCGCGACGCACACCGACGCGCTGGACGGCACCGACGAACTCAACATCACGTGCGCCGAAGACCTCGTGAAGGGCGACCGCGTAGTTTGGATTGACCTTCAGGGCGTGTGCCACGAACACATCGTTGACACCATCGACCGCGTACATGACGATGACGGCGCGCCAGAAACGCAAGCGGTCTGCATCAACTCGGTTAACGAGACGTGGGATGACTGGCTGGACGATAAGCGGCCTTCTGGCAGCGTGTCGGTAGCCCTCACGTCCATTCTCGCAGACACGCGCTGGGAGGTCGGCACGTGCGATCAGGGCGGCACCGCTTCGCGCACCTTCTACCATGAGAGCGTGCGCGAGGGGCTGGCCGGTATCATCGAGACGTGGGGCGGCGAGCTTGAAACGCTCATCGTCCATGACGGCGCGAGCATCGTTAGCCGCCGCGTGGGCGTGCGCGCGAAGCGCGGCAACCAGAACAGCGCTAAGCGGTTCACTTGGACTAAAGACCTCGTTTCCGTCAAGCGCTCCGTTGCGAGCGACAACCCGAAAACTCGTGTCTACGGTTACGGCAAGGGCGTTGAGACTGAGAGCGGCGGCTACGGTCGCCGCCTCACCTTCGGCGATATCAACGGCGGCAAGGACTACGTGGAGGATGCCGACGCAACCGCCGTTTGGGGGCACCCTGACGGCGAGGGCGGCGTTCTTCCCGCCGTCGCGTCATACGTCAACGAGCAGTGCGAGGACGCGGCGCAGCTCTTGCAGGAAACGCAAGACTACTTGGAGCAGGTGAAGGAGCCGAAAGTAACCTATACCGCTTCGGTTATCGACCTTTACGCATTTGGGCGCTCATGGGAGGGCGTGGGCGTGGGTGATGACGTGGCGATCATCGACAAGGGTTTTTCTGCCGAGGGCGTGCGCCTTCATGGCCGCGTGTCTCAGATTGAGCGCGACTTGCTCACCGGCGACGCTACCGTGACATTCGGCACGCTGACTGACAACATGGCCGACATGTGGCAGAGCGTGAGCAACGCGTTAAAGAGCAACAGCCAGCAAAACGCAATCTATGACGCTGCGGCGGGCACGTCGGTTTCGTGGCTTCAGCAGCTTCAAGCCGCGCTAAACGCTCAATTCAGCGCCGTTGGAACCTACAAGGTCGAGACTTTCGAGCTTGGCACGATGTGGAGTAATGTACCCATCGACGCCGAAACGGGCTTGCCGGTCAAAGCGACTTCGGGCATGTGGGCTGTCAACATTAACGGTATGGGCATGCGACTTGCCGCGAACCTCACTTCTGACGGTCAATGGGACTGGCGAACCTTCCTGACCGGCGCTATGGTGAGCGCCGACGCGATCAACACGGGCACCATGAGAGCCGAGCGCGTGCGCGCCGGTCTTCTGACCGACGAGAAGGGCAACAACTTTTGGGACTTGACCAATGGAGAGTTCTCGCTTTCCGCAAGCGCTGAGGTTGGCGGCAAGACCGTGCAGAAAATCGCCGACGATGCGGCAAGCTCAGCCGTCGATGCTCAGACGCAACGCGACATATTCAACAAGCTGACCAACAACGGTCAGACACAGGGAATCTATCTCAGCGGCGGCAAGGTCTACATCAATGCCACCTACATTGAAACGGGCATCATCAGCGACAGATACGGTCGCAGCACGTGGAACCTCAACACCGGTTCGCTTACGACAAACTATATGACGGCAAATTACATCGACGCTAACGGTACGTTCGAATGCGGCTCGGCTTCAAACCTTATACGTCTCGCAAGTGGTGAGATTACAGGCCATGAGGACGGCACACAGATTGGATGCATTGACTTTTCAGCACATATGCGAAACGTTAGCACCGGGCAGCTAACGACCGGTCTTCAGTTGACGGGCAACCAGCACATACGCATTACCACGCCGCTTATTTCCGCCGCTGCATCGAGCAGCGAGAGCACCACGACAACGCATGCGATCACGAAAGATTGCACGCTGCACTACATCAGCAAGATTCAGGATGACGGCGACGGCACGATTACATGGTGGAACGCAACGCGAAGCATCGACTTTGTAGACGGCTTCTGCACGGTATGCAACTTCGACTAGGAGGAACGATGAGCAAGACCCTTTACCACATGCTGCACGACCCGATAGGAAACTGCGAAGCGATGGTGACCGAATACGACGAAGAGCTTATCAACCGCGCCGCGAGCAACGGAATGATTTTTATTGCAGTTGACGAAGACGGAAACCGAACCGTCGCGCAGCCGGAAGACGTGAAGGAGCCAATCAACGACGATCAGCCCTTCACTCTCGTTCAGCCCTTGTACGTCGATGACCGCATGAAGGCCGTTGTCGATGTTTTCGACGCTCTGGCCGCGAGCGTGCCAGCCGTCGCCGCGAGCGCGGACGTGCAGCCCGTGTCTAGCAAGGCGCGATCTGCTATGAGCTTCGCCGAAGCGCTCGAAGCCCTCCGTTCGCTCGCTTACGGAACCGGCGAGGAAGGCGGCGAGTGATGAGCAACACACGGACGCTTGAACTCGATATCTCGAAGGAGGGCGCGGGAACCTGCATCAAGGTTGGTCAGGGCGACGATGGCGGAACCACCATCAAGGCGCTTATCTACGACAACGGAGCTGAGTTCGCGCTTTCCGGCGCGACGGCATGGCTTGTCGTGCTGCTGCCGAACAAGCGGAACTACTATCGCGGCCAGTGCTCGGTGAGCGGCAACGCCGCAACGATTACGGTTGACGAATCGAAGCTTTGCAGCGTTTCCGGCTACACCGACGAAGCATATTTCACGATCACGAAGAGCGGCAAGACCTATTCGACAGAGCGCTTCGCAATAGAAATCCTGCGCAGCGCTCTTGACGGACAGCAGCCCGCGCAGAACTGGGACGATGCCGTTCAAGACATCATCGACCGTGGGGAGACGGCGGTAAAGAACGCAAACAGCGCGGCGAGCGCGGCGAACACCGCCGCTGGAAAGGCCAACACTGCGGCGGGCACAGCCAACACCGCCGCGAAGAACGCGAACGACGCGGCAGATGCCGCCAACACCGCCGCATCAGCCGCCAACACGGCGAAGCAGAACGCGGACGCTGCGACCACGGCTGCGAACAACGCCGCATCTGCCGCCAACACGGCGAAGCAGAACGCAGACAAGGCGACCGCAAGCGCCAACGCCGCCGCGAGCGCGGCGAACACCGCAGCCGCCAGCGCGAACGCCGCTGCGGCGACTGCAAACGGCGCGGCAGAGGATGCCACAGCAGCCGCGCAGAACGCGCTTAACATCGCAAACTCTATCGCGGCTATCGAACCGCCGTCAGATGACGAGGTGCAAGAGCTGCGCGAAGAGAACGCGACGCTTGCGCATGCGGTGACTGAGCTTCAGGACGATTACCTATATCTCGGCGAAACGCTCTACGTGCCTTCAAGCAGGGTCACGGCTCAATCTGGCGAGAGCATCACGCTTTCTCAGTCGAGCGTTTCGGGCGAGACTGCGACACTCAACTAAGGAGGTTCTTTCATGGCTGACATTTCCGTTCTCAACGTCGGCGGCTCGGCTAAGAACATCAAGGACACTTCGGCGCGCAACTCGGCAAACGCTGTCACGACCGCCGAGGAATACGACCGCCAGCACAACATCAACGCTTACGCGGGGCGCTCGCTCGCTTCGGTCTTCGCTAACGAGATCGGAAGCACCGACATTTACACGTGGCTTCGAAACCGCGCGCGAAACGCAAACTTCGCCGGTCTGCGTATCGGCGACTATATCGACGTTCCCGTTTCCGAGGGCGCTAACGTGCCCGCGCAGACGGTGCGCTACCGCATCGGCGCTATCGACCAGTATTACCAGTGCGGCGACACCGCGAAGGGGCATCATATCGTCATGGTTCCGAAAGCGCCCGTCACCGTGAAGGGCGACAAGGCATCTAATACGAGCTACCTTCAGTGGCGCGAGACGAACGACAACAACGGCACCGCAGAAGAGAAGCACCCTTACTTGTGCTCGAAGCTCCACGATTGGGAGATCAACGATTTCTTGCCCGCGCTGCCGTCAACGCTTCAGAGCGCGATTCTCGCGCAGCGCGTGCTTCTCGAAGAGCGCTATTCGTCTTCTGGCAAGCTCACCGAATCGAGCAGTTGGAGCTGGGCTGACTTGGGCAAGATTTGGTCGCCCTCAGAGATGGAGGTTTACGGGTGCCCGGTATGGGGCAGCAAGGGCTACTCTGTCGGCTTCGATTCTCAGTTCCCCATCTTCACGGACACCGCAAGCCGCATCGTGGGCGGTCGCGTCATTTGGTGGCTGCGGTCGGTCCTGGGCGGGTCTTCGTCTAGCGCGTGCATTGTCAGCAGCAACGGCGGTGCCAGCTACACTGCCCCGACGAACGACTGGGTGCGCCCGCTGCCGTGCTTCCTCCTAGGCTGATAAAATCAGCCGTACATGGTACAGGTCTGGCGCATGCCTTGCGCATGCGCCTATACTTCCCCGCGCGAAGCGCGGGCGAAGTATTTTTTTGAAAATCACGGAGGGGGGGGATGTTGCAAATTGAGCGGCGTATATGTGCGGAACCGCAACCTAAGCACGTTCGAGTATTTCAACACTGCGGTTTCGATTCGAAACGAGGTGACGCGGCTTGTCACTTCGGGCGCGGTGCCCAAATCCTATCGCTTCATCTTCGCCGTCCCCATGGCGGAGACGGCGCGAAGCGTGGTGTTCAACCTCGTGAAGGCTGATGCCTTCTACCCGAACACGCAGCGGAACGTCGAGGAACGCAAGCATTACATGACGCTTGCCTTGGCAGACCTAAACCAGCTTTACCAAGACCTGCAATGTCTTCTGGCGATGAAGCTACCCGTCAAGGTGGCTAAGTTCGAAGAGATCTCAGAGAGCATCGAGAACGATATAAAGCTCATAAAGGGCGCTCGCGCGGGCGTGAAGCTCATTGGAAAGGGGTAGAATGTTCGCGCGTTGTCCCTTGGAAATCATCGCGTCAATTGGTGGCTGCGGTCGGTCATGGGCGGGTCTTCGTCTAGCGCGTGCAATGTCAACAGCAACGGCAATGCCAACAACAATGCCCCGACGAACGACTGGGTGCGCCCGCTGCCGTGATTCCCAAGCATTGCCAGACCGTGCGGCCGGAAGCGCCGCGCGCCGTGCATTTGAGGAAGGAAGGGGCGACCATCGGGCGCAAGCCCGTAAATATGCACCCCGCGACGGTTGCCGTTCGCTGCTTGCATGGCGCGGTTCTCGGCGTTCGACCGCGTTTCATGGTCAACCGTCAAGCGGCTGCTGGATGCCGATTGCGAGCCGCGCGGGGTGCCCTCATGAACTCTGAAGAGCGCAGGGCTGCGCGGCGCGCAAGGCGCGATGCCAAGCGCGCGGAGAACCGGGCTAGGCGCATCGAGGGTTGCACGCTGGAAGCCGTCGCCGATCTCGATAACCTATACGATGCCGCCAACGGCGCTGCCGCTGGCGTGCGCTGGAAATCGAGCGTGCAGCGCTACATGGCGCGCGTCATTCCAAACATCATGAGGGCGCGGCGTGACCTTCTCACGGGCGCTGACTTCCGGCGCGGCTTCATCGAGTTTGACTTGTTCGAGCGCGGCAAGCTTCGTCACATCTGCTCTGTCCACTTCTCAGAGCGCGTAATACAGAAGTCTTTGAGCCGTCACGCCCTCGCGCCCGCGATCTGGCCTACCCTCACCGAGGGATGCACCGCGAACGTCAAGGGGCGCGGCACCGACTACGCGATTCGACGCATGAAGAGCCAGCTTGTCGAGCACCACCGGAAGCACGGAACGGAAGGCTACATCTTGCAGGTCGATTTCGCGGACTACTTCGCAAACATCGACCACGACGCATGCAAGCGCCTTATCGACCGCGCCATTGACGATGAGCGCGTTAAGCGCGTCATGAGTGACCAGATAGACGCTCACGGCGCGCGCGGCTTGGGTCTTGGCAGCGAGCCGAACCAGATTCTAGCCGTCGCCCTGCCGTCGCCGGTTGACCATCTGATGCTGTCCCTTCCGGGCATCTTGGCGAGCGGGCGATACATGGACGATAGCTATTGCATCGCTCTTGACAAGCAGACGCTTTGGGACGCTCTTTCGAGCATCGAAGCGCTCTGCGACGATCTGGGAATCATCATCAACCGCAAGAAGACGCGCGTTGTGAAGCTGACGCGCGGCTTCGTGTTCCTGAAGAAGAGGTTTTCATATGGCGAGGGCGGAAAGGTTGTCGTTCGCCCGTGCCGTTCCTCCGTGACGCGGCAGCGGCGAAAGCTGAAGAAGCAAGCCGCGCTGGTCGCCAAGGGGATTATGACCGTCGAGCAGGTCAACCAATCCTACCAGTCGTGGCGCGGAAGCATGAAGCGCCTTTGCGCGCACGAGACGGTAAAGCGCATGGACGCGCTATACAAGGAGCTTTTCGGCTGAGGAAGCCGACATAGCAAGGTATCGAAGCCCTCGCATTAGCGGGGGCTTTTTTGTTGCGAGAGAAAGGGGAACACATGGCATTCACCGAAGAGGAAGAGGGCAAGCTGCGCGCGATCATCGCCATTTTCGACGGCCAAGCGCCGTCGCTCTCTAGCGACGTGGCGGCGAAGTGCCCTGCGCTTTTCGCGGAGTGGGACGGCGACGGCCACGCATACGCCGAGGGCGAGCGCGTGCGCTTCGAGGGCGTGCTTTACACGTGCCTTCAGGCGCACACGTCGCAGCCCGATTGGTCGCCCACGGCAGCGCCGAGCCTTTGGGCGCAGGTGCTTGAAGCAGGAACGCCCGACACGCCGACAGAGGAAGTGCCCGAATGGGTGCAGCCCGATTCTACGAATCCCTACCCGCTCGGTGCCCGCGTCAAGCACAACGGCAAGGTCTGGGAATCCCTCGTTGCTCACAACGTATGGGAGCCGGGGGCTGTCGGCACCGAAACCGTCTGGCGAGAGGTGACGGAGGGCTGACGTGGCGGAGAGCGTTTTAGACCATGCAGCGGCCTTCGGTGCCGAATGGTTCTTCGCGTTCCTCGTTGCTATCGGCTTCGGAATACTCGCAAAGCAGTTGCTTAACGAGTACCAGCGCAACAACGAGCGCAAGGCAGAGCTTGAAGAGCGAAACGCGGCGCGACAGGCAGAACTAGAGCTGAAGCGCGAAGAGCGAAAGCGCGACGAACTCAACGAGCGCGCGCAGCGCGACCGCGAGCGCTCGGAAATGGAAGGCCGCATCGCTGCGCAGATGGAGCGTAGCAACAACATTTCGGAAGGGCTGCAAGCCGCTATGGAATCTCTCAGGGCTTCCACGGCGGCGCTGCACGACGAAATCAGGGAATCGCGCGAGCACTCGCACGACATGGCAAACAAGGTCGATCACATCTACGACCGCGTAGACCTCATCTATGAAAAGGAGAACTGAAATGATTAACTTCACCGCACGCATCAAGAACAAGACGTTCTGGTTGACCCTCATTCCCGCCGTCCTGCTGCTCGTGCAGGTGGTCGCCGCGCCGTTCGGCTACCAGTGGGACTTCGGCGTTCTGAACGAGCAGTTGGCCGCGATCATCAACGCGCTTTTCGCCGTGCTCGCAATTCTGGGCATCGTGACCGACCCGACCACGGCGGGCGTTGGCGATTCCGCGCAAGCGCTCACCTACACCGAGCCGAAGCGCGATGAGTAGGCTAAAGGCTGTCGCCCTCGTGCTTTCCGGCGCGCTCGCGTCAATGCTCTTCTGCGGCTGGCTCATTGTCGGCCACATCGAGAGCGACGCGGGCGCGCTCGCTGAAGCGCGCGAAGAGGGCTACGCGGCGGCTGAGGAAGACCGCCTAGCAATCGTTGTCGATAGGCCGATTGCCGAGGGTAACAGCATGCCGCTATGGCTTCAGACAGACCCGCAATGGGACTACATACCATATGCGGGCGGAACCATCGGCGACCATGGCTGCGGCCTTGCATGCGCCGCTATGGCTATCAAATACATGACGCTTCAGGACATTACGCCGCTCACGCTCGCATCGTTCGTGGGTGACACGTGCCTTACCGATGGCGTTAACGACCCCGGAAAGTTCTGCGCGTGGATTGCCGAGCATTACCCGGAATACGGCATCGAGAGCACGCCGATTTCTTACGATCTCGCGCCCGTCCTTCAAAACGTGTCCGACGGATGGCTTGCCTTCGCTGGCATGAGCGGAACGCTCGGCGATAGGGACTACGGCGGGCACGTCGTGCTGATCTGGCGCGCAGACGATGACGGCTACTGGATACGCGACCCGGCGAGCGCTGGGAACTCCGCGCGCGCCTTCACGCTCGAAGAGCTAGAGCAGGTCGATTTTCATTACTTCTACTGCATCAGAGGTGGTTTCTATGGCACTCAACGGCATTGATATTTCTAACTACCAGCGCGGGCTTTACCTCGCGCAGGTGCCTTGCGATTTCGTTATCTGCAAGGCGACCGAGGGAACTACCATCGTTCACAACACCTGCGACCCGTGGATTCAGCAGGCTATCAAGCTCGGCAAGCTCTGGGGCTTCTATCACTTCATGAACGGAGAAGACCCCATCGCTCAGGCTAAGCATTTCGTCGCAAGCTGCCGTAACTACTTCGGCAACGGCATTCCCGTTCTCGATTATGAGATGTACGGGCGCATCGGAACCGACAAGGCAAAGCAATTCCTCGATTACGTCTACGATCAGACCGGCGTTCGCTGCATCGTCTACATGAGCCGTAGCGTTTGCACCGAAGAGGATTGGTCGAAGATTGCGCCGAATCACGCGCTCTGGGTTGCGCAGTACGCCAACAACAACCGCACCGGCTACCAGTCTTCGCCGTGGCTTCCCGATGGCGGCTTTGGCGCTTGGGGTAGCTGCGCAATCCACCAGTACACGTCGAATGGCCGTCTCGATGGTTTCAACGCGCCGCTTGATCTCGATATTGCCTATATGACGCGCGAAGCGTGGGGCAAGTTTGCCAACCCGTCAGGCGCGGCAGCGCCCGACGTTCCGCCCGCAGAGGTCGCCGAGCCTTCGCCGGAGGGCACGACGCTTGACCTCGCGGCTGCTGTCATGCGCGGCGAGTATGGCGTTGACGATGAGCGCCGCGAAAAGCTCGGCGACCGTTACCAAGAGGTGCAAGACCTCATCAACTACATTGACGGCGCTTCCGCTTCTCAGCTCGCAGACGATGTGGAGCGCGGAATGTTCGGCGTTGTTCCGACGCGCAGCGACGTTCTGGGCGACCGCTTCAGCGAGGTTCAGGCAATCGTCAACCAGAGGGCGGGCGTTGGCGCTGCGCGCGTCTACACCGTCAAGAGCGGCGACACGCTCAGTGAGATTGGCGCTTCGCTCGGTATCGACTGGCGCACCATCGCAAGTAAGAACGGCATTGGGGCACCTTATACGATCTACCCCGGCCAGAAGCTTTCTTATTAGTGTTCAAGCGGGGTACCCTGACAAGGGGTGCCCCGCTTTCTGGCGTTAGACGGGCTTACAGCAAGCCGCCCATCTGGTGTTTTGCAAACACCGGAAATTGCTATTTTTGACACGTGCCAACGACAACAAACCAGTTTTTCGATACTCTAACGATGCAAGTATCAAGCTGGATAGCTGCGCGGTTGGCGGTGCTGGTGGAGTTCGCCGTTTTTCTCATAAGCTCCACCAACTGTTCAGTAGGCGAACATATGCAGGTGTTCGTCGTTGGGCGGGCGTTCGTATTGCT